TTGTATATCCATCTGCCCCGCTTTGCGCCTGCACATTAACAATAAAAAGTTCCGATGCCCCATCCTTACCAGGCTTGCCTTTGTCTCCCTTTGCTCCCGGATCACCCTTCGGTCCCTTTATATTAACCGCCGCGGGATTGTCCTTGCCGTCCGAGTTCGACCATGAAAGAACCCCTTCGTCGCTGACGCTGGGCGTAAATGTCGTTCCGTCTTTCAGCGCGGATGCCTTTTTTATAGCTTTTTCCAGCGCTGTGTATTCATTTGTTGATTCAATCTCAGAGTCAGAATAGATGACATCTGCAACTATAATCTCAAAGCGCGGTGTTACGAGAATCTGACCCGAATTGCTCGTTAAGGTAATTTCACATGTCACAGTCCCAGTCGCAGCTATCGTCTGAGTTGTGATAATATATTCCAGCCTATCCTCGCACACAGTACAGCTGTTGAACATTACCTTACCGTCTGGCTTTTCCGCTCTCAGCACAGCCGATACAACATCGTTTAAGTCAAACGGTTTCGCCGCATAGGATAAGTAGATACAAACTTTTCTGCTGTCTGTGTCTGCTTTTTTCACATTCACCTGACCTTGCAGTCCTGTCTTCATAAGATTTAGCTTTATTCTGTGCTCTACACGTTCCATTCGGTTCACCTCTGATTTAAGTATAGCAAAAGGCGGGAAGTATTTCTCCCCGCCTCGCTGTCACTTTGTCATGTCTTTAATCCAACGCTGAAATGTCTTATCATCATACCCTATGTTCAACTCATAGAGCATTTGGCGCGTCCGGCGCATGCCCTCCGTATCATTGCTTTTGTACATTTCCTGATACTCAGATTTGAGGTCTTTTGTCAATGCCTGGCGGATTGTCTTATCCTCTTTGCCGTTTGCTCGCAGATATTCGACTATCTCTTTTGCGGACGAAACATCAGAGTTTTCAAGTGCCTTTTGGAGGTCTTTATACTCATAAAGTTTTTTCTCTTCGACCGCTTTATCCTGTTCTGCTTCGGGATCAAGCTCTGCGGCAATCTCATCTATCATCCTGTTCACTTCATCTTCATCGTACCCGCTCTCGAGCAAAGCTTCGAGCTTGCCGCTGAGTGCGCTGTCGTCTCCGTTGCTTTTTGCCTGCGCCGCAGCCGTCTGCATTGTCATATAGTTATTGATTGCTTTTATGACCGCGTTTGACGGATATCCTTCAGAAACCAGCTCTTCATATATTTTTTTATATTCTGAGATGTTTCCTCTTTCGCGCGCCTGTGCAGCCTGCGCGATTCGAGGTTCGGACTTCACCAGATTATTCTTAACACCGTTCTCGAGCTGCTGCGCGGTATAACCCTTTTTGATAAGCTTATCGTACTGCTTCTGATATTTTCCCTCGGCAATCGAATTGTATAACTTTCTGTATTCCGTGAAGCTTGCTTCCCTGCCGAGGTTGTCAGGAGAGAAGAAATTATACAAGCTTTCAAAAGTGCGCATCGTGTTCGCTATCGGCAGACCGCTGACCTTTGAAATTCCCTTTGCACTGCTCATCATCAGCTTCCAAATATCCGGATTTTTCTTCTCGCCGCTGAATACTTTCTGCCACGATTCGCAGGACTGAATTAGTTCTTCAATACCCTCGATATCCATGCGGCTCACAGAATATCCGGACAAGATTGAGAGAATATCTCCGACATACGGCACGGCTGAAAACGGATTGATTCCGTCAAGCGTGTTGCCTCCGAATGCTTCAAGATAAAGCTCAAGCCATTTCTTCTCATCATCATCGTTGCGGAACGCATCTGCTATCGACGCTATTCCGGCAGTCAAGATGCTTGTCGCGATATGTACCGCGGCAATACGCGCTATATTCTTCGCCTTTGCCTTTTTACTGCCGGGATCAGCATTGTTATAATCAACCAATGCATTGCGGAGCATGTTGTACGACTTCGTCGGCTCGGCCTTAAAGGCACTGAGTATTTTTGAGAAAGAGCTCGTACTGCGCATAAACTGGCTTCGATGCAGAAGCGAATCAACGACCTGGGTTTTATCAACCACCTCGCTGAGCCTGTCTGAGACTGCCTGCGTGAACTCTGCAGTTCCCTCTTTAAGGTCGGTTTTATCCTTGACTTCCGCCTTGCAGGCATTCCACAGTGTTCCCCATGTCAGCTCATCACCAACTCCGGCCAACCACATAGACTTTTCGCGGATCTTATCGACGACCGTCTGCTGTCCAGTTATAAGCTGCTTCATCGTTATGCCCATACTCGTCTCATAGAATCCCCAGCTTTTCCATTTTGCAATCGGGCAATTGTCTATTGCTTCTTTACTTGCCGGCTTTGACAAAAGCCCTTTGAGCAAATATTTCGGGTTCATTACTGCCGCTGCTCTGAGATATGCCGTAGGCTGTTGGATAGCAACTCGCATATTTGCTCCGACGGCGGCTACCTTGAAGTTTCGTATCAGTGTCTCCTCGCCCGCTCCCCCTGCATTTTTGCTGTCCGAGCTGCCGTTAAGATCCAGTATAAACTTTTCAAAATATGCCTTTCCGTCGTTGCCGAACGCTCGTTCAATAGACTGTTTTGTACCGGATATTGCTATATATCCGTCGTCCTTTTCCTCGAAGCTCAGGGCATTATACCATTTCATCGCGTCGGTTACCGGCACCGCATATGCCGAATATGCGCTCATTTCGGTGATGTGCTTTGTAAAGGTATCGAAAGCACCCTTAATAAACAGTCCGTTACTTGCATTTCGCTGGACGCTCTTTGTCGCGCCGATGTTGACAAGCTTATAGAAATTGCTCTGAGTCTGAACCGCCCCGTCCTCCGCGTTCATCGTCCGCACGGAGTTTTTGTTGACCTGTATCGGCCAGTAATGCTCTTCGGTAAACTTTCTGTAGCCGTACAGTGTCATTGACGCTTTGTTGCCCCAATCAGCAACATTTCCACTCAAAAAGCCCTGCATTTTCTCTGCAACCTGCTTCTGCTTCGGAGTCAGAGAGTCGATTATCTTTCCAAGGTCTTCCACTGTCACCTGCACAGCCTTAGCGTATGTTTCTTCGCCCTTACCGAACTGCTCCTTGATTCGCATTTTCGCCTCTTGCCTTGAAGTGTCCAGAGGACGGATTCCGCCGAGAAGAAGATGATCCCGCGCCTGCTCTCGTTTGGAGAGGTTATACAGTTCCATCATCTGCGAGACCGTCAATGTCAGTTCTCCGCCTTCGACCTTAAAGGTCTGCCTTGAGTGCTCCCAGTCCTGTATTTCCTTCTGGCTGACAATCGACTGCATGAACTCATTCGCATTGTCTATCATTTCCACCCGCTCATCGAAGCCGGAACGAATGGATTTGAAAACAGTCTCTGCTGCCGGTCCGAGCTGATGGAAAAAGCTGAACGAGTCAAGCATATTTACATTCAGCTGCTTATACCCAACCTTTACCTTGTCCTTGAAACTCTTGCGGCTGTCCATCTCATGCACGCTCGCATCGGCAATTGCCTGAACCGTCCCATAGCGGCTGTTTGCAAGCAATTCGTTGGCTCTCGTTATTCCGCCCTTTATCTGCTGCATAACAGTTTCAAGCTCGGCAAGCCCCTGCGCATCCATATCCTTTATGGAACTGCCCTTATACACTTCAAGCAGCGTTGTCATCATCGGCATAAGATCCGGGTCGAGGTCTGCCAGGAACTGCTGATACTGAGGGTCATTTCCCTGCTGCATTTTGCGCAATTCTCCCTGCAGCTCCGACATTGATTTGCGCCACTCAAACGCATCTTTTGACTGACTGTTCCCGTAGACATCAAGAGATACCAGGAACTCTCCGAGAGCCGAACGCAGAGCTTCCGGCACATGCTGAGTCTTGTTCGGATTCTGCAGGAACCTGTTAAGAGTCTTTGCACTTCTCTCGATACTCCGTTTACTCTTTGCAATAGCATCTTTACGCAGCCATTCGCGGCGATCCTCGAATGTGCGTTGTTCATAGAGCGCCTTTTGCTTTATGAGCTCCTCCGAAAGCTTATGACGCTTAGCGGCTTCCTGCTCTTTGATTTTTTCAATGCGTTTGTCGTATCTGTCGCGGTATTCTTTCTCGATCTTTTGCCGCAGCGTCTTGAGCTCCGGAATGTCGTAATACTCTTCATACAGGCGCATTGCAAGGTCATAGCTCGCCGTGTCTATATCCATATCGAAAGAACCGTCGTAGAACGGATTTTCATAGAACGGTTTTATGGTTTCGAGTGCATTTACGAGCGTCTGCACCTGCTCAAGCTCGTGCGTATCCGGTTCAAAGAACTCCGGCCAAAGTTCGGACATCTCGCCCCAAAGAGAATCAAGCGTACTGCCTTCCTCGGAAAGCCTTATCTTTCCGAAGTTCTTCCTTCTGAACTTATCATAGCTCCCGTAATAGTAGGCAATCTCTTTTTTCTGCTGCTCACTGAGTTTTATTTTCGTGCCCTTGGCATATTCACGCATCGCACTATACTGTTCGGACATATCGGTGTTCAGCACTGCGCTTTCCTCAAGCACCGCCTTGGCAATCTCTGCAGTCCTCGCGATAACTTCATCATAAGTTATGCCGTCGTCCATATTGGCAAGTGCTTCAAAGATATTCTTGAGGTTTTGCGTCAGCGTTTCGGCATTATACTTGCTGCTGTATTCCTTGAGCACTTTTTTCGAAAGTCTGCGTATTGCCCGCTCATCAAGCTCTTTTCTGTTGATTCCGAGACGCCACTCGAGTTCTCGCTTGTATTCGCGCAGAGCTTTGTTCTCCTGCATGAGCTTCTTGTTTTGCTCATCTATGGAGGAAGTGTTTTTGAGAGAATAACGGAACTGAGCTATCGAAGATACATATGGAGCCGTACCATCTGCAAAATATTTTTTTATGTCATTGATTACTTTGCTCGCCCTGGTTCCTTTCGGGTACTCCACACTATGCAGAGTGTTTCCGTTATTATCGTCAATATCAAGTATTACTTCGCCTCGTGCTCGGGATATGTAATCATCAAGAGCCTCAAACTGGCTTGCAGTCGGCAAAACAGAAAGATTTATTCCGTTGCTTTCGGGCATAATTCGTATATTTCCTTGATTCATATACTCAATCATTGCCTCAGTTCCGGAAATGTCGCTATCAAGCATTATTTCACTTATATCTCTGTGATCTAATGTTCTATATCCTCCCGGAGCACCCTGATTCTTTCCCGAAAAATCAAGTTTCTTTCCGCTTTTGGTTAAATAACCGGTTTCTTTCCACGAGAAGGTTCTGCCAAAGTATTCAAGCGCTGCTTTATCGAGATTCTTTGAAGCATCCTCATCTTCGGTGCCCTTGAGAGAATAACGAATATCGGAATTGTTTCTGTCAAATGTTCCTATATTGTCTGTTGCCGATTTGATTTGCGTAGGCTCAAAAGCAACCATTGTACCGCAATCGGCAAATTTGTTTTGATACAGCATAACGCCATCATATCCATGCTCTTTGAGTATGTCCTGAATGTCATTTCTGCTTATCTCGCTTGCGTTCATTCCGAAGTCTTCGGCCATTTGCTCAATCATTCCTCCTTCTCGTTTTCCATATACACGATAAGGATTTTTTATATCAAGATATGCCGAAACAACATTGTCTCCGTAACGTTCTGCGCTTTCTATATCAGCTGCAAAGTAATATCCGTTTCCTAATCGGTTGAGCAACTTTTTATTTGCTTTTGATGAGTCAAACACCGTAAAGGCATCGCTCTTTGTTCCGTGATATACTACTCTTGGTGTTCCGTTCTCGTTGACAACCTTACTTGCGGATTCCGGATTATTCTCCCAATCGCCGAACCAGTCCTTGAACTGTTGGCTTCTTGTTGCATCTTCGGAATTCAGCTCCGTTTTCTGAGCATCATTTTTGAGTTCATACTTAATTGCATCTTTCTCGCTTGTTCTTTTTTCTTTCGTGCCCTCCAAAGCCTTTGCAAACATATCGCGGATATTTTCAAGAGCTTCAGAATCCCCCTCAAGCGCTCTGACCTCCGGGCTTTTCAGTCCGATAGCAGTCAGGGCTTTTTCTATGCTTTCAAGGAAGCCTCTGATCCAGCTCTGGATTTTTACAGCAAGAGGTCTGTTCTCATTTACAAGCTCTCTGATAGTTTTCTCGTCGAACACATCGAACATGCTCTCGGCAACGATTTCCGCCTCTATGTCCGCTTTTCCGAAACCTTCGTAAAGCTTCCGCAGCTCTTTCACTCTGCCCTCATAGTCATAGTTTTCGCTTTCTTTGAGCTTGCCTATGACATATTCGCGCAGCTCGCCTGCGGCCGTTGAGTTCCAGTCCTCGATATAATGATACAGTTCATGTCCTGCGGTTCTGAGATATGCGTTTTCCTCCGCGTCGAGCGCGATTTTTATTCTGCCGGTCTTGGGATCGTACTCACCGTTCGCCATTCCGTCTGCAAGCGTGTCGCACACTTCAACGACAAAGCCGTATTTTTTTGCAAGAGCTTCAAGGACATATACCGAGCCCGCCTGCTCCGCGTTGAGTTTTTTTGTATAGTTTCTCAGCAGACCTCCGTTCTTTTCTGCCCTCTTTTCCTCTTTCGCGCTGTAATGCTTCGGCGCATTATTTTTTTCATTAACTCCGGCATAATACGCCTGTCTGAGCTGACTTTCTTCAAGCCCTGCGTATTTATTTGCATTCGACTGCAAAACGCTGTCAAAGTCCTGCCCGAGCTGACCGGCGCGGCGGAAGTCGAGAAACGCATTCATATATTCGCTTGCCGAATCGCCCTGCTTATATCCTGAAATAAAAGCCCGTGCCGTGTCGGTGCTGTCAAAGCCCTGTGCGACATTGTACAAAGCTTCGGTCTCGCGGCTGTCAAACCGCACATCGCTCAGTGCAACGCTGCCGCCGTCCTGCGTTTTGACATACATCTGCGCCCGATTTCCGTCCTTTTCGATACGGTCTATGCCGTTGATTGTTACGCTCTGTCCGTCAATCGTTGCCGGAACAGCGTTGACATAACTTTTCTTCTGTGATATATTGTTATCGGAAGGGGCGAGCGCATGAGGCGTCTTGGACGTAGACTGCAGGTCTTCGGACATGTTCAGTACTTGCGAGACCCCTTCTGCTTTTGTTTTATATGCACTTACAACATGTAAAGTTTTTGCTTTTGAGTCAGGCACAGCTTCGACGACATAATAATTTCCGTTTACTCGTTTACTGTAAACAACTGACTTTGACAGTTTATTATCAGAATCTCTATAACGGCCATTGTCGTCTTTTGCCGATTCAATATTGTCATAATTTTCGAGAACATATTCTATTCTCGCCAGATCGTTAACATCAGACATTGAGTGGTCTGCTGCTCCATTCTCCCCGTGGCGGTTTTCTACATGGATAACCGTGTTTCCGTCCATATCGCGCTTATACTCACTGGTATCTATACCGGTGAGTTTTTTTATATCTTGCACCTCGCGCTCATTTACAGAGCTAAGTTCTATTTTAATCTTACCTGCAACATTTTTATCTTTAAGGTTGCGAACTCGCTCTACAAAGTCAACGATCTTCGGATTTACCGCCTTTTTATATTCCTGCTTTATTGTCTCTATGTCCTTCTTTAACGACAGCTGAGAGTCTTCCGCGGCATCTGATGTGCCGTTTTTTATTTCAGCAGCCACGTTCTGAGCGTTCTCAGAGCCCCGGAAAAGCCGTTTTTCTGCGCGGGTAAGTTTATCACCCTCAGCCTGTTTCTGCACCACAGCGGACAATCTGACCGCGTCCTGCGTGTTCTCACCGAGGCTTTCAAGCCGCTGTGCAATCTGCGTCTGCTCTCCGCCTGCAAAACCTGCAACCGTCTTTCCCGTGATGTTCGTACCCTGTTTTCTGTGGTTGAGGTATCCGAGCCCGGAACCCACTACACCAAAGCCGGCGCCCATAAGCGCTCCGCCCGCTCCCGCTTCAACAACTTGCAGTGCGAGATCTCCGGCAACCTTTTTCTTTGCTTCCGCCTCGCTTAATCCCTGTTTCTCATATGCAGCTATCATGAGCTTATAATTGGAAATATCGCCGTTTGCTATGGTGTCATAAGCTATGTTTGCTATTTCCGTTGCGGCCTCTTCCGAAAAGTTTACTCCGGTCGATTTGAGTATGTTCATCGCGACATCGCGCATACTTCTCGGGTCAATCTCTTTGAGCTTGTTGAAATTACCTATCGAGACTTTTTCGAAGAGACCTTCAAATATGCCGGAAACTGCTCCGCCGATAACCGCCTGGTCATCGTTGCCGCCGCGAGCTTTTATATCACGCATTGTTGAGTTTGCAGCAGAAAGACCGAGTATTCCGCCGCCGACAGCTTCGGCAACTTTCCCCGCTGCTTTTATTCCCGCCCCGGTATTCGCAAGTGCTCCGCCGACAAGATTGCCCGCGGCGGCAGAAGCAGCCGAATCAAGCGCGGACATTCCTGTTCCGTATAAGAAGTCAAAGGCATCCCAGTCGCCAAGCTTCCAGTCATGCTCATCCATAACCGCTCCGCGTGCCGTATCGCTTAACTGACTTGCTATTCCGGCGTCTCTGTTATAGTCTACAGGCGCATAACTGCCGGTAAGCTTTCTTCCGACCTGCTGAGCGGCAGCGTCAAGATATCCCGCTCCACTGCTTGTTAAATTCACCGGCACACTCAGTGCGCTGGCAATCACCTGATGGTCTGCACTGAAGTCACGAACCGCATCTTGTACCTGCTCATTCTTGCGGCGGTTATACTCATACGCAAAATAATTCTCAAGCTCATCGGGATTCATTCCCTTTGCACGAACCTTATCCTCTATTTCCTTGAGTCTCTGATTATATTCATAGACATTCTTGTTGTTTCCGCTCGTGCCGACTGACTCTTCGAGCTTTATTCTGTCCTTGAGCTCGGGGATAGACTGTATTTCCTTGAGCGTTGCCTCGTCAAACTGGCTGAGTTTTTCGGATATATCCCTGTTGTATATCTCCGACTCCAATGCAGCGGACTCACTCTTCAGATTATTGAGCTTGTTTTTTGCCGCCTTGGCTTCTTCAGTGTACTTTTCATAATCCGCTGTATTTCCTTGCATCGTGCTAAGGAACGCCCAAACCCGATTTTTGAATGATTCACTGCGGTTCTTCTTTTTCTCGTTCTTGATATCGTCAAGACGTCCTTTCATATCATCCTCGGTCATGGTGTCCATAACGCCGGAATTACGCGTATCGGAGTAATAGTCGGACTCCTTCTGCAGATTCTGCGAAGTCTGCTGCAGAGCATTCTTGTATTCCTCGTACCGTGCCATGAATGTGTTGTAGCGTTCTTCCCCCAACTGCTCACGCTGCGAGTCGAGATAGGATTTGATTCTGTCCGCCTTTTCAAGATCATTGTTTACCGCGCTCTTTGTATTTTCGCTGTCGCGTTTCCAATTCGCATATGAACTGTTTTGCAGCCTGCTGTTTGCGCTTCTGGTGGTACGACCGGTTGATTCAAACCAGTCATGCATTTCCTTGTCGCTCGAATCCCACTGATATTTATCATTTGCTCTTTTGATTCTTTCGTCTATTGACTCAGGAGCCTCGTATTTCGAATTTACACGCTTTATTCTGTCGTCAATTGTTTCCATTTTATCCTCCGCTTATGAAAGTCCGTAATGCTGACTGAGTATATAAATATCCTCGTCGGTCAGGTTCTTGTTCTGGCTCATCTTCGTTTTTATATAATTCTCGTAGCTTCCGTATTGGTTTTTCAGTGCCGGTCTTACACCAAACTCGTACCGAGTCGGCTGTGCACCTATAAACTCACTGGCTGCCTTTGATTTTGTAGCAGTCTGTTTTCCGCTGCTCCCGGTCGAAGAACCGCTTGACCCGCTCCTGCCTGACGAAGACGATGAAGAGGTTGAATAGCTCTGAGCCTTGAGAGAGTCCATATATTTGTCGTGCTCAAACTGCTGCTTTTTGAGATTATAATCCCTTGAGTCCTGCTGCTTGCCGTAGTCAAACTGTTTCTGCCAGTTGCTCTGCGCAAGCGCGTCCTGCTGCTTGCCGTAATCAAACTGCTGCTGCCAGTTGTTCTGTGCAAGCGCATCCTGCTCCTTTCCGTAATCGAACTGTTTCTGCCAGTTGTTCTGTGCAAGCGCATCCTGCTCCTTTCCGTAGTCGAACTGCTGCTGCCAGTTATTCTGTGCAAGGGCGTCCTGCTCCTTCTGATAATCAAACTGATTCTGCCAGTTGCGCTGATTGACATAGTCCTGCATATACTGGCGGTTCTGCTCGCTCTGCCAATTCGACTGCTGCTGTGCGGCGTCTGCGCGTCCTGTATAATATTCAAGCTCATACTGCCACTGCGCAAGCTGATTGAGGTAACGGTTGTAATCACTTTCCGAGAGATACTGTGACTGGCTCTGTAGATAATTAAGTGTGTTATAGTAGTCGCTCAGCGTGTCCTGATATTTTTTATAGTCTGAATCGTCGAGGTTCTGCAGGACCTGCATATGCTGCAATTTATCGCTCTTGTCGTCACGATATTTGCTATATGCCCGGTCATACAGTGACGGAATGACATTGTTCAAATCGTTGAGGCTTGACTGGTATGCCTGGTTTCCGGCAGTCGAAGCATAAGAACTGCCGTAACCGCCGGTGAGCGCCGCGGCATTCCCCATAGTGTCCTGCATCGCCATCTTGCCCTGCTGAATATACTGATCCTTATACTGCTGATAGAGCGGATCGGCATTGAAATCATACTGAAAATCCTTGGTGTTTTCATAGTCTTTCAAAAGCCCCTGTATCTGGTCTGCATAGTTGCTCTGATAGTCCCCGGGCTTTGAGTTGTAATGGTTCTTCAGATCCTCCTGCGCCTGCTTAACTTCGTCGGATTCCTCATAGTCCTTCGGCTTGTTGAGCAGCGTTTTTATCGTGCCTATACCGTATCCGACCTGCTTCGCGGCGTTTATTCCCTGCTTTGCCATTCCACCGGCGAGCGCCGCCGCATTTCCGCCCTGCGCCACGGCGTATGACAGTTTGTCTTTTGATATGCCCTGCTGCTTTTTTTGCTTTTCAAGGTCTTTTGTCGTGTATGCCATTTGCTTTTGCCTCCTCAGATCAGATAGTTTATGTTCAGCTTATATGAAGTCAGATTGTATTTATAAGCTTTTGTCTCAAGATTGAAGCACCAATCAAGCACCACTCTTCCATCCGGAAATACCGACCACCGAACAAGGTTGGTATCGTTCGCCGCACAGATTGTAAATATCCTGCTCTGCGGACGCAGATCCTCCGGCAGCGTGCATATGGTTTTCCCGCCCGCCGTTATCCCCTGCACATCTCCGACGATATTGACCGAGTTTCCGAGTCTGCGTCCTTTGGGTGTCAGCCCATTCGCGCCCGGAGTTATTCCGTCCGTAAGCTCCAACGCCTGCCAGCCCGTGTCTTTCAACGGAAAAGTTTGTTCTCCTGCCTTCAGTCCTTTTCTGAGGAGCAGCAGCATGTTGACGTCCATCGTGTTGGCGAGTTCCGCAACCTTGCCGAAAGCTATTCCTTTGCCGCCGCACAGGAAGTCCATCAGCACGAAGCTCGTCGAAAGCTCGTAAATATATTCCGCGGAAGCAAGGCTATCGGTAACTTTGAATTTTATCTTATACGAGACATTCTCACTGAGACCGTCAAAGAGGATCGCCTGCACATCATTGCTCATCGCCGTCTCATCAGACCAGGCATCCATCGTATCTGTCTTGTAGCTTGCTTTGCAAACCGCTATATTCTTGCCTGACAACGCCGAGAAGCTATAGTTTACCTTTCCGGCCGCATATGTGCCCTTGTCGTTTTCCGTGCCGTCCTGCGTGCATCTGAAGCATGTTACCTCATTTATCATCGGACTGTCATACTTTTCAACCGATATGCTCGCCGTCTGACTGACTGTTCTGCCTCTGCTGTCTGTCGCCGTGACCGTAAAGTTCAGCTCACCCGACAGATAGCAAGTGTAGGTATAAACCCCGCCGGTCTGATTTGACAGAACTGCACCGTTCACGGCAAACCGATAGTTCTTTATCGTTGAGCTGTATGCCCCCTGCGCAGCGGCAGTAATCCTGCATTTTGAATAGTCCTGCACATATATTCCCCATTCGGTCGGAACGCTGCCGTCTATGCGCTCTATTGTCAGTTCCGGCATTGTGGGTTTCACATTGTCCGGAACCGAAAAAGTAACAGTCTTCGTGTTCGTCTCAACGAGCGTCGTCGGGATCAGTCCTAACTTCTTGTATGTTTCAATCTTCAGCGTGCCGGTTCTGATGCTTCCGCTCGTAATGGCATTAGCCCATTCGAGTGGGAACTCATATGCCGTCATAACTGCATTGTTTGTTGAAAAATACCCGCTCTCGTAGCTGTAATTGCCGCAAGTGAAATACATCTTATGGGTGTATGACTTCCCGTCATTCGCATCCTCGACTTCAATCAGAATATTACCAAGGCCATTTATTTTGCTGACACCTACGGTGATATTCTTCGGATATGTTTTGATTGTTGTTATTGCCATTGTTTATTCCCTCCATATAAAGCTAAGATTGCCATTACTCCTGGGCGTGAACTCCCAGTTGCCTATCCTCAGTCGGTTAAGAACTTCAACATCCGTAACATAAAGGCAGCGGTTGGAGATATAGGCTATCTCCGTGCCGTTCTGTGTGAAGCTTAATTTTTCATTTGTCAGCATAGATTTGAACGGACTGTCCGCCTTGCCGAGCTCCATTCCCTCCGCCGTGAAGCGGAAATATGTTCTTATTAGCTCCTGAAACTCTTCGAGTCTGCCGTCAACCTCTGTTGTATAGAGATAATTCTGGTCGAAATTCAGCTGAATTTCCCTTGAAGTCTGTGTAACATAGGACTCGAGTGTTGCATTAAGCTCTGCAATTGACGCCTTCGCGCTAAGCTCTTCGCGCACCGTTGTCATTATGTTGTCATTGTTCTGCTCTATCTCGGTGTGAAATGTCTGATTTATCTCTTCCGCCTGCGCTATGATTTTATCGTTGAGCTCGTTATAATCAATCTTTCTGCCCGCTTCTAATTGCTCAACGGCGCCGCTCGCCAGCTCCGCCATTGACCGCGTCTGCTCCACCGTTTTCAGATAAGTCGGCGAAAAATTGTCTCCGTCAAGATTGTTGAGAATATACCGAAGCTGTTCGTTAAGTTGATAGAGATAGCTTTGAGTTTTCTGATCTCCGCCAAGATTCGTCGGCAGATTCAGATTTAGCGTCGGCATCAGATTTCACTCCCTTGTTCCGTTACCTTTGCGATGCTGTACAAGATGAACTTGCCCCTGCCCCGCATTCGGATTTTCATGTGGTCGCAGCGCCTGACTATAATCGGAATAGTGATTGTGCGATTGTTTACAGCATCGATGTGCAGCACTTCCTCGTAATCGCCCATAGAGTCATACTGGATCTGCACCCGGAACTGCGCCCCGCGTTCGACGCTCAGGCGAAACTGCAGTTTTGAAATATATTTATTATCGGGGCTTGTCACTCCAATAGGTCCGCTTTCGGCCATCCATTCAACCGGCTTTTCGTCATACGTCTGATCTGTTACGCTGTATCGCGTCGTGCCGTGCATCGTCCACAGGCTGTTTCCAACCGTGAAATACAATTCCCCGTCCAGCGGCGCGAAAGCATCGATTTTCAGCCCGCTCTCCCTATGCCATATTTTTGTGCGCTCATCGTATGTGAACAGGCTGTATTTGCCGTTCTCGTCCGACATCGACACATAATATTTGTTGTCGATTGCTCCCGCTACGGCATTTCTATATGCGTTTGCACCGAACGCCTCGGAAACATTGACCGGGGTTCCGCCGTCATAGGCGCATATACCGTTGCGGCTCTTGTAGTATAGTGTTTCGTTGCACAGTGCGAGGCTTCGCTCACTGCCGTTTTGGACGCCCCTTATAGATTCGTTCGTAACCTGAAAATTTGAGGGCTTCGAGCCGTAGACCTTGTGGACGCAGTCTTCCTTAAAAAACAGGATATATCCCCGCATCGTAAACGCGCCAGTAAACTTACCGTGCGTTCCGACTGTCACGGCGTAACTGTCGCTCGCCAATCCGAGAAAACAATTCCAGTTAAATGGATCGCCTATTTTGCAGCAATATATCTCATGCTTATCGGAAGAACATCCCCAGATGCGGTTTTCGCTTTCGGTCACGAAGTCCATATCCGGCACGGTTCTTTTTACAGTCACCGCTTCCTGCTGACTCGATACTTCATCTATGAATCCGGTCACGACTATGTAATCCTTGCTGACCGCATAGAGTATCATGTTTGTGTTGAACTGTTCGTCCTTGCAGCCGCTTATAGTCACTCCGTCATATTCCGAGAATCCTTCGCCTATTCCGGCCGAAGAGATTTTGACGAATGTCGTCGCCACCGCATTCCACATCTTTGTTGCTGCGGCATATATCTTGAGAGTATGCGGCTTTGAGGAAGTATCAAGCCAGCTGTCGCCGTTTGTCGGCTCTTCCGGCGCCGTGGCCGAGACTGTCGGGTTATAATCATCTCCGGTTACTCGCGTCAGCGTAAATGTCACCGCCGCGGTTGTCGTAAAGGTTTTTTCAAGGCTGCCTACGCCCTCGCTCACTTTCTCGGTGTTGATATATTTTTTGTCCGGCCAGATGAGGACATACGCACCCATGCTCAGCATTTGTTTGCGGCTTTTCTCGACATCGCCGCTGACCTGATCGCCGTTGTAGAACACTTTGCCATTGTCCACCCAACACAGACCGTTGTTCACGCAAAAGCCGTCAAGGCGTGTGAAATCGCGAATTTTTTTCCGCTGCTCTCTCGGCGTCAGGGCAGGATAGCTGTCTGACGAAAGATTCTCTTCGTCATAAAATTCATTGTCACTTATAACAAGGTCATGATGATATCCTCCGAATGCGCTCATCATTTCCCTGTTTTTGTTGACCGTGTTAAGAATCGGCAGTCTCATCGGTTCACCTCGCAAATATTCCGCCCGCCGGAGCCGCGTGCGTTCTGCTGTAATATCCCCAGTAGCCCTCGTATGCTTCGTTGAAAGCCATTGCCGAATTGTTGTATCGGTCGTATTCGGCGTTGAAAAAGTCAATTTTTGACATCAGCCAAAGAACATATAGGTTGCTGTAAGACTCCGGCACAAGCAGTTCTGTGTTCGTGTCTGTGTCTTCATTATAGCCTTCAAACACCGTTGATTTCTCCCCGCTCTTCGCGTCTATCAGCTCTTTTACTATCTTCCCGTCAAGCTCGGAAAGCCATCTTATTTTCTGCTCGTCCGAATACTGATTGGGCTTTAGCTCATCGGTCTGTCTTATTGCTTCGCATATTTTCATATAAACCTCCTGAAAGTAAAAGAGGGCGCAAAATGCGCCCTCCCGGTGTGTCCTTATCTCTCTTTGATATACTGCTCTACCAGCTTCTCAAGGCGCTGCTCCGCCAGCTGCTTCTGTCTGTCGGAATTGCGTATAACCTCTGCGACGCAGGCGGGCACTTCGACTTCTACGCCACGCTGGATCTGAAAATTCCTGCCGTTGACCGAAACAAACAGATCATCTTTGTATGCACCGTCGTCCTTAAAGAGAAAGATTTTCTCCGTGGGTTCTTTCTGCTCCTCGGGCGCAGCAGCCTCTTCGGTGGTTGTGGTCTCTTCGGGGGTTGCGTTCTCCTCGGGTGCAGCCGTCTCTTCGGGGGTTGCGTTCTCCTCGGGTGCAGCCGTCTCTTTGAGGATTGCGTTCTCCTCGGGTGTTGCAGTTTTTGTTCTTGCCATAAATATCTCCTTTCGGGCTCAGAGAGCAAAATGCCCTCTGAGCTTTTATCAGTTAGCTTTCGCAGTGGCCGAATACGCGGAGCAGGACTCGATACGCACCATGTACTCCTCAACCAGGCGCTTTGCGACCTCGGTCGCTTTCCAGCCGCAGGACGAACGCTGATTGAGCGGATCGTCGCCATAGCCGAGTTGCTTGACGATATGCTGCAGACCGCCGCCCTCGATCTCCGTCAGACCGTAAGCGTGAGCGCCGAGGATAAGCGTATTGAAAACCGCCAGACCGGACGGGCAGCCGGTGCCGGTCCATATCTTTGCCTCCGTGGACTTGACGAATCTGACATTGCCGATCTTGCCGATTTCCCCGTTGTAGATATCGTCGGGCTTAGCGTACTTATGTACGTCAATCCACTCCTCGCAGCGCATAAGGTCATATGCTGCATACGGATGGATAATACCCACGAACGAATCCCCGATCGGGTCTGCATTCATGCTCTCCAGCTGAGCCGCCGCACGGTATATGAGGTCAACATTGATCTTTGCCGTCGCGTCGAGTCCCGCTCTGCTCGTTACTGCTGTTTCTGCGCCGCTTGCAACCTTGGGCGCGTAAATAACGTTTGTGCCGCCGGCAAGCTCTTCTCTTATGACGGTATCGAGAGTGCGTCCTGCCTGCGAGCCGAGAAGCTTCGTTGCCTGCAGAACATTGTTGTCGATAGCCGTCATGTCGAGCATATCCGAAAGCTGTATCCAGCCGCCGTACTGTTTGACAGTAGCGGTGATTGTGCTCACATTAAGCGCCTGTCCATCGGGCGTGACGCCTTCCGTCAGTGCCGTGGTTGCTTTTGCAAGCGGCGAATACTTACGCATTTCGATAGTCTTGCCGGAGCCTTTGGGAATAGGATACTTGTCTCCGAACTGGTTGTGTACGAGCTTAGGCTCTGCGTTGTCAAGCAGCCTCTTCTCGTAGTAGGTTTTCATCTCGGCGGACAGATTGTTACCGCTTGCCGCCGAAGTAGTTGCGTTTACGACCGTAGCAAAAAGCTGCAGGTCGAATATGACATAATTGTTCATTTTCTTTATCTCCTTTTCTTAGTGCAAGGAGATCAGAAAGTAATTCTTTCTCCCCTTGCCACTCTGCGTTCGATTTCTTCTCGCTGAGCCTTTGTCAGTTTGTTAACATCCGTCTGGGAATTAACTGCACCTTGTGAAGTTACACCGTTTTCAACCGGTCTTTTGCTGTTTGCCGCAACAGAATCGGCGACTCGCTTTGCCGCCGTCTGCGCCGCATACTGCATCGCGCCTCCGAGAATCTCGTCTCGGTGAATAACTTCATAGGCCGTTCTGACATCGACATTGTTTCTGAGCAAACTGAAGAACTGAGGATCTTCTATCTCCGTGTCGAGATTGAAATTCGGATAGATTTCTTTGAGACTTTCCGCCTGGTTCTTCCAATTGGTGATGTCTCGGTTTATTCTGTCCTGCTCATCACGACGAGACTCGTTCCGTCTGAGCTGAAGAACCTCGCGTTCAAGCTTCTTCATCTCCTTGAGCTGTTCAACGGTTATGCCCTTTTCCATAGCCTCTTCTCTGTATGATTCATCATCATTTTCCAAAGCCTTGACTATGCCGTCAATGTCGTCCGCTTTTATCCCGTACTTCTGCGCGAGAATCTCAAAGACCGGCGTACTCTTCTGCAGCTGCTCCTGAAGTGTGCGTGTTTCCTTGAATCTGCCGTTGATAATGTTCTGCACTCGGCGGCTGAACGCGTCCTTGTAATCGCCTTTTATCAGCTTTTCAAACTCCGCGTCCTGATTTTCGACCGTCGATGCCGTAACATTGATCTCGCTTTCCGGCTGTGCAGCGGCGTCCTGCGTTTCAATCGCCCGTGTCTGCTCCCCGGCGTCGGAAGCCGTGGCGGCCGTTGCCGCCGATACGCCCGCTCCGTCTCCTCCGCCCTCGCCGAACAGCGTGAGCGAAAAAGCCTTTGTTGTGTCTGTGAACATAAAAATTAACCTCCATCGTCTTTCCGAAGTGTCTTTGTGATTATATTATAGCGAGTTAATTTTCGATTTTCTCCCCGCCTTCAACTGTAACAATTACATTTTTCGGATAGTTGTCTGCGATAAGCTTTGCGCCCGTGCAGAAAAAATTATAAATTCCTTTTGCCTTTGCTTTGGTATGTTTGTATGCCTTAATCGCCAGCAAAAGCTTTCCGGCGCTTTTCTCCGAGGTAAAGAGTTCGAGGTCTCCCGCAGATTCCATCTCCGCGAACATCATTGCGGCGGTCTGGCCGAGTGTCGAAATGCCGGCACAGACTATGTCCTGCCCGCTCGGCGCATATCCCGAATGTCCCGAAATGCTTATTTTCATTTCTCTGCCCGCTCGGCGAACTTTTATTGTTGTCATAACATTACCTCGGTTCCGCAGCCGAAGCCGCTTTTTCTCTCGCATTCTCGGCCGTTGCGTGTTCGTCTGCGCGCGTCTCGCCAAGCGAGTTGCTCTTGAGCTCGCCGTCTCCGGAGTCTACGCTCGCCACCGGAACTCCACCCGAAAAAGATGCCGCCATCTGACTGCCTATCGTTGTTCCGTTTTGTGCGTCAACTATCTGCGCCATCTGCATGAGCTGCTGCTGCATGGTCTTGAGCTGTTCATACAGCGTACCGTTCTGCGATATTTTCCGCACGACGGAGTCCTTGCCCTCGAAGTCCATCATGTCGATGCAGGCGAGCGCCTGATCCGTCATTTCCGGATTGAAGAATCCGCTGTTATAGAACTGCAGTGCCAACTCGTTGTGAGAAAGCCTTGAAAAAGGATTGTTTCGTTGCGCCCTGACCTTGATATCGAAAATCGGCATTCGTCCGCTCATATCAATGCCGAACTCTGTGCGCTCGCCCTCGGGCTGTATGGCGCGGTTGTCGTAGCTAACAAATTCCTGCTCTCCGCTTTTTCCCGTTATGCGGAAACTGCGCGGCGCGTCGTAAAATTGCCTTATCAGCTCGATGCACAGATAGAGCACTTCCTCATAGCTGTCATATGAGGTCTGAATCATATCTCTCGACAGCTTGCTTCCGGCCTCCTGCAGCGCCGCTATCGCCGAAGCGGCGGTAACTCCGCTCGTGGTGCTTCCCTGTGAAAAATCACGGTTTCCGCTCGTTTCCTTGAGTTCGTCTATTTTGTTCGTGCGCAGCGCCACATAAATATCATTGAGCGGCGTCATAGTGATTTCTTTTATGCTGTCCTCCCCGAGTCTGCCGTCCACATGCACAAAAGGATTCGAGACGTCAAGAAATTCTTTCTCGTTGATTTTCCCGCTCGCAGCATTGATGAAGAAACGGCGGCGAGAGGCGGCAACGGCCGACTGCATAAACGCCTGGTCATATTTGTCTATCTGCATCTGCGGGTCTTTCATAATGTCCAAATATCCAAAGCCCACAAGCGAGCCTTCCTCCGGGAAGAGTGTATCAAACACGAACGGATATTTGCCGTGATTATAAAACCCGCTCTCGGCATACTGAGGATCGTTTTCTGAAGCGAAGAGCACTTCGCCGTTACAGAATTTGCAATAGTGCAGCACGGTTCTGCTGCCGACCAGTCTCTTATAGTACCAGTCCACCACGACGCTCTTATCCGATGTGTCTATGTTGTCGTCATAGATATACTGGCTTGTTTCTATCGTCTTGCCGCCGAGCTTGCCTTTCAGCTGCGGATATTCCTGCGTGAGCAAATCATTGTCGCGCAGGCACACATGGAAAATGTTCCGGCTGTCCTGTATGTTCTCTATGCCGGGCTCCCAAAAGAGATTCAGCAGGTCGATTTTCTTTATCTCGATATCGCCCAAGCCGTTGTACTTCTGCGGATTCCAGAATACGCCCTCGCAGGATGTACCCTGCTTGAGCTTATACCACCACTTGGCCGAATATGTCTTTTTGTAACCGTTCTGCTCGATGATAACTGGCAGGATCTCCGAAAGCTGTTCTGCGGCGGCATTGTCGCTCTGCTCTCTCGGCAGCACGGAAGCCGACGGATAGTTGTCCATAGCGTCCGCGTGCTTATTTGCCAGGGAATTGAACAGCCATGCCGAAGTGGGCTCGGGTTCTTTGTTCGCGCCCTTCGCCTGTTTTTTTCTGATAGTCTCCCAGTGCCGCAGCTTCCACCACTGCTCATTTTCGATTATCCTGTTCTCGAGATTTGCCTTGCCGTCTTTGTATTTTCGCAAGGTTTCCTCTGCCAGGGCGATTGACTCCTCCGTGATTGGACCCTGCTCTGACCCGCTCTCGGGTTCATATTTCACAATATCAGTGTCATTCACTGTTTCTGCCTGTCTATCCTCTTGCACAGGATTTCCAAGCTCTTGCCGCAATGCCTCCGTTCGTGCGGCAATATCCCGCTCTGGGTTTCTTGCGGTCTGCTCCTGCTGCTGTTGGTCGCGCATTTCCGCCCTGCGGCGCTTGATATCTTCTATCGGGTTTCTGCTGTTTGCCATTGTTCTGCCTCCTATAGTCTGTAAAAGCTGTATTTGTCCGGCTTTTCTCTGAGTTCCAGCGGATCATCCGGCACTTTTGCCGGGGCTTTGCGAGGCTCCGGACTTATCGGGTTCTCCATCAGCACATATCGGCACTCATCATAGATGTGATCCTCCTGCGATGTGTCGATATCCTCAACACATTTCTCGTCATAGACGATATTGGGAATAGTGCGGATAAAGTGCCGGCATGTCGAAAACACTTGAAATTTCGGGTTGCCCTCCGAATCGAACGCCAGGCGGTAATGATACTGCATCTTTCCGGCGATTCTCGTGTTGTCGCCGGGGGAGAATACTATGAAGTTCGGGGATTTTTCCATCATTCGCGCTACGCTCTCGCCGCGGCTCTCGTCGAAAATTGACGGGTCTGCTATGCCGATAATGTTCTTTCCCTTGAGGTTGATATCCTCCTGCTCGACGCGCCGAATCTCTGCCGCAATCGTGACCGGGTCTTGCCGCACTCCCTCGTTCGGCGTGCCCGTACATCCGTACAGTTCAGCAATGCGGTATATTTTGCCGTGCGTGTCCACCGCATACCAGCCTACGGAATACGGCTTCGTGTAGCCGAAGTCAAAGCCTCTGTAAATCTGCCAGTATTCCGGGATTTTGAACGGCTCCACGACATGCGTCCACCGGTTGTCTTTATAATGCTCGGGATCGTTGCGCCACTCCGTAAACACCTGCCCCGAAAAGCTGTCCCAGTCGCCGTATAGCAGCGCTTTTCTCTCCGCCTCCGGCATGGCAGCAAGCTTCATGATGTATTCAGGGTCGTTGTGTAAAAGCTCCTGATTGTCAAAAACCGTCGCCGGAACAAATATCCGCTTCCTGCTGCCCTCTATAATTTTCCCTTCCGGCGTCACCACATTGAACTTTTCCGTTATCGGCGTCATTGGCGGCGCTGCAGTGACGAACCGGGACTTTACCCAGCCGTGTCCTATACCGCCGGGGTTGGTCGTCGCCCGCATATAAACCCTCGTACCGGGTCCTCCCGGGCGGTTTCGCGAGAACATATAGCTGTATTCGTCCCATGTGAAGTGTGTTAACTCGTCAAATGCAATGAAATCATAGTGTTTGCCCTGGTATTTCAACCTGTCCTTCGTGTATTGCATCGAGCCGAAATAGATCATAGACCCGCTCGGGAAGCTCCATCGGTGTTTGCTCTCGTTGTATTTTGCGCCGCGTATCGCCCGCGGATAAAGCATTTCAGATCGCTCTACAAGCTCGGACAGCTGCGGATATGTTTTTCGCAGTATCAGTCCGCGGTAATACGGAATATGCACCTGCCGCAGGGCTTCAATCAACAGCGCGTCGCTCTTCCCTCCGCCCGCCGCGCCGCCGTATAGCACTTCATACTCCGGGCGCTCCATAAACCTCTTCTGTTTTTCCTGAGGTTCCCAGATTTTCATTCTTCCGCAGCCTCCTCAAGCACTGCCGGAATCTCGATAATGCCGTATTCTTCCTCATCTGTCGGCATACCTGCGGCTGCTTTTGCCTTTTCGAGGTCAAGCCGTTCCCGCGTATACTGCATATTTGCCCGCTCCACGGTGTTTGGCTTGCCGTAAACATCGCGCAGAATCTCCATCAGATCTTTCATTGCAGCCGTCATTTGCCGCAGATATTTCGTGTCGAGTTTTTGCAGGCAATATTCCTCGACTTCCGCTTCGTCCTCATCGTCTTCGCTCGGCACAATTTTGACAATTGTCTGCCTGACTGTTGCCGTATCGTTCAAAGAATCATCTATAAGGCGCACCAATTTGTCCGCACAATCGCCGATTTTCGCCAGTTCGCAGGCTTTTTTTCGACTGATTTTCTCCATTGTTTTCTTTTCAACTTTTTTTCTGAATTTTTTCCGCAGCCCGCTCCACCCCTCCGAAGCGCACTTTTTTCCAAGCGACGAGACCGACACTCCGTACTTTTCTGCGAGCTCGCGCTGGCTTATATTCGTCGATATGTATTCCTGCTTGATGGCATCCCAGTCCACGCTCGGAAGCCTCCTTTCTTCTTACAATTTTATCAATTTGCATTCCGTTTTTCTCCCCGCGTTGTGTTTAACGATTTGCTGACTAAAAACAAAAATGACCGGGCAGAGGAAAATCCCCTGCCCGGTCATTTTTGTCCGTCAATCGTATTTCTCGTTAATTAAATTTTTCAACGGACAAGTGCAGTGATACAAAAAACAATTTTTCTCCTGCCATTCCTGCCGTTGCTGGGCATTTTTAAAAATAAGCATGGTTTTACTGCCCGCCGAAAGTCCTTCGCAGGTTATCGCTTGTTTGGAGTCTGACAGAAAAAACGGGCATACGGTCAGCGCGCCCGCTCGGGAATTCGCCATCAGCCCGCTCTCCTTTTTCTGTTTTTCCGTCCGCCATAAAGTATGTAGTCGCTGTCGCCCCGGAACATTCTTATCTCCATATGATAGCAACTGTCCCACTCGCAGTATGTCGGAATTACCTCAGCCACGACATAGCCGGGATAAAGCTGTTCGAAAAGCTGTCTGTGCTCGCAGTCTGCTACAAGCTCGTCCAGCTTCTTGCGGCTGATGTGGCTATCGTTTCTGCGCGGCTGAGGATCCACAAGATTTTTCGACCTTGTCCAACGCTTATGCATAATAGGGTCTTTGATTATGTATTTTCCCATGTCGGCTATGCCGATTTCGAGGAATTGCAGACGCTTTGTGTTCGCTCTGCCGAGTCCCCACGCCTTTTCTATCTCGTCTCTGTCAACTCCGCCGCTCATCACGATATGATGATGCACGTTCCCGCTCTTTTCGCCGAACTCTATGACGGATATGTATTTCACTTCGCCCGCTCCCGCTTTTTTATAGAGCCTTTTGACTCTGCGCAGGAAGTTTTGAAAATTCCTCTGCGCCTCTTCCGGCGTTTTGGGTCTTGTATCGTCGGAATAGTCGAGACCTATCGCAAGATCGCGATCCGTGAAGTTCGCATGCAGCAGCTGAACAAGCTTACGCTCCGCATACTTCGCGTTCAAAAGCTTCTGCGTCTCGCTCGATTCTCTGAATCTCTTTCCCCTGCTCTTTATTTTGGCCTGCGGCTGCTCCGTCACGGGGTATAAATATATTTCAAGAAAGTCCTTGCAGTAAAATTTTGTTTCTCTGATTTTCGTGCGCATTTTTTCTTTCCTCTCCGTGGTCGGTTTGATAAGACAGCATACAAGCCCGTGAAGCGCCCTTACGGACGCCTCACCTTTTCCCCGGCGCGGGGGTCTGACTTGTTTATTTATTTAAACCTTTATATACACTTGCAATCACTGTGCATTGTCGTATGCAACTTTACTTTTGGCACAAAGCTCTTCAAGTTCGGTAATAAACTTTTCGTTTTTCAGCAGTTCAATTGACGGATAAATTAACGCAAACAGATACATTCCAATTTTCGCCGCGAAATACAACTTGCCTTCGGTATCTGTTCTTTCATATAACTCGTAATCATCGCTGTCTGCTGTAAAAGGTTCAAGATATTTCATCTCTACAAAAGATACTCCGCTTGAAGTGCGGTATGGCTTGTACCTTTTTCCGCGTATGGCCACATCTATGTTCATCGGTTCTACTAACTGTTCCCCGTCAATCACATCTCTGACATCAAGCTTTGCTGGCGGCACGTCAAACATATTGCAAATTAATTTCTCGACTTGTTTTTCGGTGATATCATACGCCGTCGTGAGAGTAGCAAGAGAAAATTCCGGGCACTCGGGCAAGTAATACACCGCACTGCCGTCGCTCAACATCTGCGGAGATCCGTCGAAAAGATACACAATCCCGCTCTGTTTACACAGTTGCACTATCTTTTTAATTTTCATGTCAAATTCCTTTCTTTATTTTGATTTAAAGGTTGTTATTTCTCCATAGGTTCGCACCAACACATGGTGCACATGTCTCCGGTCATACTCAGGCATCTTGTGCCGTAAACTTCCATTCTGCACACCTCTGGAAGTCCGTCATCACCTATACGCGCATTCGGAAATTTTTCCAAAAAATCTTGTGCGTAAGTTTTTTTCGGATGCTTGTCGCTCCACTTTTGGAGTCTTGAAATGGCACTTTTTATTATCTCTGAATTGCGCTCCTCGTCGCATATGTCCTCCAATGGACATTCATTGCATGGGTTGACACCGTCATGTTGTGAATCACACAGTCGCTTTCTTTCGAGCAGAAAGTCTATTGTTTTATTGCAATCCATACAGCTAATCTCCTTTCATTTTTGCGCTCGCATTGCGGGCATATCTGTCGCCCTTCCGGGATAATGTCACCACAACAGACGCACCTATCTGCATCAGCCATCGTTGTTACCTCCTTATCGACATAAATATACAGCCATTTGCTCAAATTCGTCCATTTTATCTTTTGAAATCAAAAGGACTTTTTCATCTTCGCTCATGATGATATTATAGTCTCGCACGATTAAATCGCATACTTCCAGTTCGCTCATAAGTGCAAGCTCTTCCGCTGTTGCCATTTTGTCTTTAAACGCCAGTTTTCTTGCGTCCCTTATCATCCCCATGTAAGGGAGACGGTCGCTTAAATCTCTTCCATCCATTTTATTTACCTCCTAATAGCTCGGGGTTATCATAGATATTGCCGATGACCGTACATTCGTCGGACGGGATAAAATGATATCGCACACCGCCCTTTTGTTTCATGAAACACCCGTTATGAAAAACGACCTCAAAAACGCCTATTCGCTCTGCCGCAACGCCAATATAGTTGACATCGTATAAGACATCGACTATATCGCCCTCGAAAATCTTTGTGCCGTTTTTATCTTTAAGATTTGTGTATTGTCCCACAGTTTCAGGATTAACAAAAATTCGACATTTGTTTCCAAACCTATCGAGATATATAATTATTGCTCTGTCGTCCTCAGTTGTGTCCAAACTGCCAAAGCACCAACTATGATTTATGACTCCAGAAAAATCTTTACCTCTAAACAGTATCTCACGCATTGTTATTACCTCCGTCCATTTTTGCGCCGCAGTTAGAACAAAACGGTGTTCTAATATATTTTCTTGTTTCTTCATATACTGGAGAGTGCAAGTTTTCTTCCCAATCATAGTCAAATGTTTCTTTAAAGGTGCTTGTATATTGCGCTTCCGCTCCGCAACACGAACACACGCAAGGAATATCGTAAAAGCCATCCTCAATCCATTCGCCATGTTTAATCTTTTGTACATCAGCACGAGCAATAAAATCCATACAGCCCAACTCTTTTATTTGCTCTTCAAGGTCGTTGCAGATTTCCCGCATATAGCAAACTTCATTGTGTATGCAGTCTTTACAATCCATTTTCTTACCTCCCGCTTGAACCGAATCCGTTATTGCCGTTTTCCAACAGCTTTTCTTTCAGCAGTTTTTCTGTTAGTTCTGCGATTCTCGCGTTCAGCGCATTGATTTCTATGCTACACTCATGATTTTTTGCTTTGAGCAGCGCTATCATTTCTTGAGTTTCTGCTCGTTCGTGACGTTTCTTTTTTACCCAAACTATCAGTTCATGTACCTCTGTAACCACACATAGCACCAAATTTGCCGAGAAAACCGCAACAACCAATATTTCAAATATGCCGACTCTCGTCATTTTCTCCCTCCGTTCTGCGATTCCATGCTTCCGCTGCGAACTGCGGCCGCGCATATCTGTCCGTTGCAAGAAAACATTTTTGACACTCCACATAAAATGTTCTTTGCCCCAGAAGCTTTGCTCTGCCTCCGCAGCATGGGCAGCTTTTAAGTTTCGTCTCTTTATCCATCATCATTTATTTCTCCCGGCGGGCACATAACACCAACTTTGCGGCGGCCGTTCGAGCCCAAACTCACTAAGTCTTTTTGGATCATCGTAAATAACAAGGTCAGATATATTCCAGCCGAATCCTACCTTGCCGTTTCCAAGATAACTTATAATTTGTTTATCCGTAAGGCAAAGAAGAGGAACTTCTATTTCCGATATTTCTTGCGCACCGAGATATTCAAAAGCAATTGGGAAAATAGCGTTACACACAAATTCCCCAATAACTCTACCGCAAAAGGAAAGTTGCCCTTTCTCTGCATCACTTCCACCTTTGGTGCAGTAGATATAACACTTAAACGGTGTCTTGATTTTTGGTTCGTTCTTTCGAAGTTCGACTTTTTTCTTTCCGCTTGCTATCAGTTCGCAATATCGTGGTCTGATACTCAGCAAAATTGACTTTGTCATAACTCCCCTCCGCCGTTGCAGGAATACTCTTTAAGCGCAGCCGCAGCCTGCGACATAAGGTATTCAATGCACTCAAAATCTCCGCTTGGGTCATTTAACGGACACTCTGAGCAAGAACCGGGTGCACCCGCTCCGCAGAGTTCCGTCGCCTGGATCAGCTGCTCAAGGGTCATATTCATCGTTGTGTTCATTTGCAGGACCTCCGTCACTCAATCGTCGGTAACTCCGGCAGCGGCATCCAATAAGTCACCTGTGGATCATCCCAATCCGGATAAGCCTCAAAAAACCAACCCTCGCCGGCGTAAAATGTCGCGAGTTCACGGGCATTGTCCAACACTATATGCTCTCGCGGTCTGCCGTTTGCGAGAACCAATACCTCCTGCTCGTCTTCGGGCAGCCTGTCGTTGACGCTGATCCACGGTGATGCGGTCAGCTCTTCAAGCCGTTCCCTCGCGGCGCAGATAATCGCGCAGCCGTGGATTCCGCAATCGTACTCATATTCGCAGCCAAGACAGGCGATAGATCCGGTCTGCACCGACAGCCTCCGCAGCGCCTCTATAAGGATTTTATCGTCATTCATTTTCATTCTCCTTTCAGCAATTCATGTTCGCCGCTCTGCAGCTGAAGCTCGGTCTCGGACATTTCATATCCCAGCTCACAAAGAAACTCATAAATTCTGTCAAGGCTTTGGTTCCCTCTGTATTCCGGTGCTGATTTAGCGTTGTTTGATGCATACCACCCGGCGGTATAGTAGCCGTTGTTCTCATCGTCTCCGGCAAGCGCATACGCGACGACTATCGGAGCACGCTTGTCCTCGGCGATAAACTGGCGCCATTTCGGCGCATCCACATAATGCTCTTTTTCGTCTGCTCCGATCTCGGAATTGATATATGCTCTGTCATATGTACAATAGTCCGTTATCTCGCAACCCGCAAACATCACAAGCCACTTGATGATTGTTTCTTTATGTTTTTCGACTGCGGTAAAGTTCTTGACAAAGTTTACGCGGCACTCATACGCCGTTTTTGTCAGGCGCATTAATTCGCGGTTGGCGCTGTCTATACGCAGCTCGCATTCCGATTTTTCTTCTTTCTTTTTTGATGCTTTGGCTTTCTTCCGCATAAGGTACACCGTGCCATAGGATATTTCCCAAAAAAGTTCCTCTTTGTTTTTGGGCTTTTTAAAAGTTCCTTCTTTCCAGTCTGCAATCTCACACCGTTCAATCCAGTCATAAGCGGAGCTGTAGATTTGGTTTTTTACGGCTTTTGCGCCGATTGCCTTTAGCTCAGCTTTGACAAGTGGCGTTTTCTCGGCTTCAATCTGCCGCCTCTTCGCGCGAGTAAGGCTGAACTCAAACTCGCGTGTTCCGACAACTTTCAGCAGCTCGCGGCGCTCTTTTTCGTCTTTTATGTCCGCTATCTGCACATAGTTCTCGAGCGTTCCGCCGCGCTCCACCGCCTGCTGCATCTGCTCTGTCGGCAAAGTCGCTATCTTCAAGCGCTTGCGCACGGTTGTTTCGGCGAAGCCGGTCTTTTCGACAATCTCGGCAACCGGCACGCCGAGGTTAAACATCATCTGCATACCCTGTGCCTGCTCGTAGACCGTCAAATCAGATCGCTGCATATTTTCAAGCAGCATCGTAGACAGCTGCGTTTTATAGTCCATATCAACCACGGCGCAGGGAACCTCAGTCAGTCCCGCCTGCTTTGCGGCCGCGAGTCGTCTGTGCCCGATGATAACGGTATACATGCCGTTTTCGGCCGGAACGACCGTCAGGTTCTGCAGGATACCGCGCGCTTTGATGGATTCCGCCAGCTCCGTGACATCGCCGATATTTTTCCTCGGGTTGTCCGGGTGTTCTTTAAGTTTCGTTACATCGATGTTAGTTATCATGATTTTTTCTCCTTTATAACCGGTTTCAGCAATCTAATAACCTCATCTGACAGGCTGCAAAATTCGTCTTTGTCTATGCCGACAATGATGAGTGTTCCGACAAAATCGCAGCCGCAAAGTCTGCAGTTGTGCGGCAGTCCTAACAGTTTGCCTTCTTCGTTGCAGATAATGACGACGTCCGTCGATATCGTGACGGTTTCGATATAACCGCCAACCGTTCTCTGTAGGTTCTCCAGCGTGTTTGATATCCACACCACTCTTGCAGGTTTTCCCGGGTCTTTTACTATGACCTTAATCTTTTTCTGCATGGCGTTTTGCCTCCTTTCTGTCAAGTATTTTTGTTTTCAGCCTGTCCTCGAACGCGATAAACCTATCTTCTCTGCAAAAGCCGTAAAGCAGTAGTAATATACCGATGATTTCTATCGTTGTCCGTATTGCAAAATTCAAGGCCATAGTTCAGCCCTCCTTCTTCTATATATCGGTCGCATATGCTATTATCACGGTCAAAGCCGTTAACCACCCCAGCACCGCCTGTAAACGTGCATATTTTAAGTTCTTAGGATTATCATCCCATTCCGGTATAATAAGCCCAATTAAATTTGTAAGCATACAATAGCTTGAACAAATTATCGGTATAAGAAGTAGCTTATTCATTCCCCTGCCTCCCCAAAGAACCTATGCCCGCCGATAGTGCAGACATATGTCTGCGACTCATGCCATTCGCTGCTTACCAGCGCAGGTGCGTAAAAATATAGGATCTCGGCGTCGGTTGCTACTTCGCCGCTGTCAAAAACCGCACTGACCGCGCGCTTCACTTCTTCGTTCGGTTCGGGCCTTTTGTCGGTATATCCGAAAATCTTGACGATCTCCGCGGGGCGTTCGTGTTCCGATTCGCAGGCGTCGAGAATGCATTGTGCCACTGCCATTTTGCCTATGTACGGCTCTGTACCGGCTTCAGCCATTACGACGCTCTCCACTATTGCCCGCTCTTCTTCTGAGAGTTCGTAGCACACCTTTGTTTTCTCCTCGCAAGTCATAATCGGCTCCGCCGCAGGCGGCTCGGAATCCACTCTGTATGCGGTCGCTGCGGCATCGGCGCGTGCCGGCACGGCGGCAAGTGCATAGATCAGACACAGCGCAAGAATCGCGAATACTATTAATACTTCCCTGTTCATATCGTTCACCTTTCAGCAAAAGCTTATTTCATCGGCAACAACCTCAATAGCTGTTCTGTTGTTGCCGTTTTTGTCCGTATACTGTCTGCTTTGCAGCGCACCCCGCACGGCTATCATGTCGCCCTGGCTGAAATGATCCGCAACAAACACGGCAGTAGAACGCCAGGCGACAATGTTGAAAAAATCTGTTATCTGTTCTCCATCCGCGGAAGTGAAGCGGCGGTCAACCGCTATTCTGAAAGCCGTGACCGCCGTTCCGTTTTCGGTGCTTCTGCACTCCGGCGTTCTTGTAAGTCTCCCCATGAGAACCACTGAATTTATCATCCGAACGCCTCCTTAAATGTAATTCTTATAAAAATTCGCGATAAAGTCCTCTATCGTCCAGCCCTGCTCTTCCATTGCCTTACGCTGCCCGTATTCATGCAGCGCCTGCATCTTCTCGCGGTTGTTATGTACGCCCTCTTTGTTGTCCCTGTGGCAGTATGGGCACAACTGAACCGTCAGCTTGTACTTCTCACTCTTCTTGCGCAGTGCTCCGCCGAAAATATGATGTTTCTCGGTATCGCAGTACTGATGGCATAAAAAACATTCTGTATACATTTGTTTATCCTCCTTAATTTCCCGTGTATCGGGATAATCCCTGTCGCTCGTAATAATTTCCGATTCGCTTCTGCAGCGGTCGGCTTATCTTTTCTGTATAGATATTGACCGCAACAAGACCGTTTTCCTCGCTGATGCTCTCCTCCGGGGTCTTAATCATCCACTTTTTCGGCAAACCCTCATCAAACAGCAGTTCCACCGTCTGGTTACCGGATACCGATTTTGCAACGAGCTTCTGCAAAGCCGTCCCCTCCCTTTCTTTAAATTCTTGAACGAGCTGGCGCAGTTCCGGCCGGAACCGTTCTATCATCAGCATGTCAAAAAAGAATCTGTCTTCGTCTGAAAGTGCCATTATTTCATTCTGCGCCTTCTGAAACGCTATGTATTCCGCGTGTATCTCCGGATCCTTGAGATTTGTTATATAGCCGTATGGGTTGGCGTGCATAAATTTCCCGTCTTTTATCTCAAACACTCCGCGCATGATTTCCGGATTCTTCGTTATGGGATTCAGTTTCATTTTCGTTTCCCCTTTCGTGGCTTATAGTAGGCGCAATAATCGTCGCTCGCCGGAGTTTCTCTGAATCTGTCTTTTTCGATGCTGTAGTTGCACAGAGTATTGCTCCAGTCTGCCATCGGAGTGCTGCCGCCGAACACATGTCTGTATTCGCACGATTTACATATTTTGCTAATTTTTCCGTCTGTTGAAAACATATCTTGTCCTTCTCTGTCGGTCTGCCGTGCCCCGGGGAAATTGGAGGATTGTAGAAAATGAATTGTGCCCTAATACGTTTCAGAAAGGTGTGATAAAAACAAGAGCAATATGCGGGATTCTCCCCGGAACACGACAGGCCGACAGCAAAAAAATATTCAATTAGTATTCTCCGAACACTGCCATATCAACGACATTCTTTGCTGCGTTTGTTATCACGGCGCGGACAAAGTGTTCAAATTCCGTGTGCTGCATTATGCCGCCGTGCTCGTTGTATTCAACCAGCGCTTTCGGCCTGATATCGTAGCACCATTCTTTTTCGCGGATGTATGCGGTGCCGATCGGCAGCGCCTGCTTCTGCAGTCCGTTATAGATAAAATCTTTAGGTCGTCCGAGATACCTCGCGGCCATCTCAACCGGCACGCTGCCTTCAATCGCGAGGATTTCTTCTTTTGTAGGCTTTGGTTTCAAAACTCGCGGCATTTTATGTACCTCTCTTCAAAAAACATATTAAAACAGTTCGCCGATCTGGCAGTTATACGCCGCTGCTATTATCGGCAGCATTTCCGCTCGCGGACTGCTGTCACCCGTCTCCCACATCGATACCGCAGACTGCCCCACGCCTATTTTCTCTGATGCCTGCTTCTGCGTGAGTCCTGCCGCCTCGCGCATATTTTTAAGGTTCTTCAGCTTCATGTCGATCATCTCCAAAACAAAATATCAAGTAGCTTGATTAAATCATATATCAAGTCACTTGATATGTCAATAGTTTTCTTCAATTTTCTTGATATTTACTTGATATTTGCTGATAATATCAGTATTATTGATATTGATAGGAGTGATTAGGATGAAAAATAGAATTAAGGAATTACGCAGCGAACGCAGAGTCACACAAGCTACACTTGCCAAATATCTTGGCGTGGCGCAGAACACCTTGTCATATTGGGAAAATGAGACCTATGATATCGACACTGGCAGTCTTCAGAAGATTGCCGACTATTTCGGAGTAACGACCGACTATGTTCTTTGTCGCGATTCGGCACCTGTCTCCCAACCAACAACCGACAGGACTGTTTCTGATGAGGATATCATGTTTGCTCTTTTTGACGGTGACAAAGATATAACCCCGGAAATGTTCGACGAAGTCAAACAGTTCGCGAGGTTCGTCAGAGAAAGACACAAAAAATAAATCGGAGGTTATGTTATGTGGTGGATAACTTTAATAATTGCGGCTGTTCTTTTCATAGCATTTTCCGCATTTCTCAAACTGTCTTATGTGAAAAGCTACAGCGGTCCGATGGGTGAACTATCTTTATCAATCGCAAAAAGCTATGCTACATTCTCGCCGCTTTTTAAGTTCAGTCCAAATTTTCTTGACATAATATTATCTCTGCTGTATAAGCTAATTCTTTTTATAATTGCCGCACTGTGTGTACATTTTTTTGATACGATACTCATTCCAAGCATATTGTATGGAATCTATCTCGGGACAACCATTTTTGTGGCAATCGCACGTCGCATTCAAGAAAAGCAACTTTGTTACGCTGACTTAGATCTCCGCGATCCGGAATCAACGCACAACATTATGAGGTTTTACGAATACTTTAATCCTATAAAAAGAGCTTTTCTCACATTGCCCGTCTATCATTTCATATTAACCGTACTGCTTATAGTTACATATTTACTCAATAAATAAAAACAAAATACAAAAGGGTGTTTATATGGATTACGAATATGCTTTAGCTTGTGCCATCGTGCCATTGGTTTTATATTGCCTTCCGCTTTGTTTCTATCGGTATCTCGTGCGCGGATATCCGCTCTCAAAAAAATCTGCAATTATAACCGTGCTCGTTTACGGATTTGTATTCTCTCTTACTTTCAGTTTGATAATGTCTGCCATTACCGGCATAACCGTTACCCCAGCTTCTACTTCATTCACTGCATTTTACGGCTTAGTTTCATATTTTCTGCTGACACGCGGCGGTTCACATAAACAGCCTGAGAACAACCAAGGCTCGACTGTGGAGCCGGACGAAGCAAAGAAAGATGTTTCCGCTTCGGTCGTTGAAGATGCGGAACGCGCCGAAGAATGTCCGCAGGAAGATAATAAGTCCTCTGTTGCTCAGGAAGAAAACAATACCACAGACCCGCTCCCGGAGAAATCGCGCACTTTCGAGAAAGAGGACAAGCCCGCCGCCGAAGAGCACAGAACGCTCACATTAAAAGCGTCCTCGAGTGATAAAGAAAAACTTTTGTTAAACATAAAGGTTCCGTCCGCAAAAGTATTGAGAATTTTAAACATAGTTATCATTATCGTTCTCACCGTCGCCGTTATCGCTCTGTCGATTGCTTTTCCGCGTGCTTTGAAAAAGGTAAATAAAGCCGCATACGACCGCGGATATAACGACGGTTACAATATCGGCTACGCCCAGGGCGAATACCATCAAAAATATTTTGGCACGAGCCAAAGCTACCAAAGCGACAGCAATATTCAATCTACCGACGAAGAACACAGCGAAACAATTGATGAAAGAATTGCGCGAGTACAGCGCGAATATGGCAATTAGCTGTTTCGGAAAGGCGAAAAATGACAATCCTTGAAGATTTATATAGCATTGCAGAAGATGAAGAAATCGAGATATATGCTTTTGACCTGCCCTTTGTTGGATCCCTGTCCACCATGGAAACAAACGGTACTTGCTGCATCGGCATAGATCCGTTTGCGATCGATTCACACGAAGAAGAGACTGTTCGGCTCGCACATGAACTCGGGCATTGCATAACCGGAAGTTTTTACAATGTTTACGCCGTCTGCGATTTGAGAGCAAAACATGAGCGCAGAGCGGACAAATGGGCAATAAAAAAACTCGTCCCGAAAGACGAGTTAAGATGTGCAGTTGAGGCAGGATTTATCGAAACATGGGAGTTGTCGGAATATTTTGACCTGCCCGAACCGTTCATTAGAAAAGCTGTAACATTCTACAAGGAACAGGCACGAGTCTGAAAGGAGGCTCACAATGAAAAATCCAAACGGATACGGAACGATCCGCAAACTCAGCGGAAATCGGCGCAAGCCCTGGGCTGTTCTTGCTCCGCAGAGCAGCTCCGAATATTCCCTTGACAAGCAGCGCAAGCTGATAGGATGCTACGCCACAAGGGCAGAGGCAATGACGGCTCTCGGCGCATGGCATAAGACTCCGCATATTGACGTTCCGGCTTCGGCTGAAAATATCACACTCGCACAACTGTGCGCCGAGTATAAGAAATTACAGAAATTTAAGAATCTCGCGAAACAGACACAGGACAATTATAATGCGGCATGGAATAAGCTTGCTGTCCTCGGCTCATATAAAGCAAAGGATTTACGAGCCGCCCATTTTCAAACGGTCGTTGACACGGCACATCAGAACGGACTCTCCGCCTCTTCTCTGCAAAAAATAAAACTCTTCGCTTCCCTGCTTTGTGATTACGCCGTGCAGAATGATATCGTTATCAAAAATTACGCAAGCTTCGTCACACTCCCAAAAGCAGAAGCGAAAGAAAAGGTACCGTTCAGCGATCTCGATTTGCAAAAACTCGAGTCCGCCGCAAAGGCAGGCTTTATGTACGCAGACCTAATTCTGATTATGTGCTACACGGGTTGGAGAATCAATGAATTTTTGACACTTACGCCGTTCAGCTGGGATGCCGCAAATCATACTCTTCGCGGCGGCGAAAAGACCGAAGCGGGAAAGAACAGAATCGTGCCGGTGTCGGATAAAATCATGCCGTATCTGCAAAAATGGCTTGATAAAAACGGCCCGACTATCATTTGCCGAGAGCAAGAAAATAATCTCGTTCCGGTTACCGCAAAATATTTTCGCGAGAAATGGTATTATCCGACACTGGAAGCTCTCAGCCTCCCGCGTCTCACACCTCATGCCACAAGGCACACTTTTGCTTCTATGTTACACCGTAATGGCGCGGACAAGTGGGATATTCAACGATTAATGGGGCACTCCTCCGAAGTTGTCACAAATAAAGTTTACACACATGTCGATATAGCGCAGTTACAAAAAGCTGTAGGACTACTTTGAGACACTTGATTTTGTTCACAATTTGTTCCCAACCGTGATTAAATCCGCTATTTTGACATCATATAAGAAAATAGAACAGCCTTAAAAAGACAAACAAAAAAGCCCTGAATCCGTTGATATATAACGGTTTCAAGGCTTTTGCTTGGTGGAGATAAGCGGGATCGAACCGCTGACCTCTTGAATGCCAT